CAGATGTTTGTGTTAGTCAAGACAACTGTATAAAATGCATGTGTAAATAATCGGGGTTTCAATCGTAGATTTAATAGGTTATTATTGTATTTTTATTTATTCCTATATTTCATATAAGCCATATAAATGCCTACACACATAGCAGACGGTATTACATGGAACTACACGTTAAGTGGAATTTCTCCTGATCAAGTTGCAACAATTGGTACTGGTAGTGGTATTACTAGTGGTAATGCCACAACTTCAGGAACAGGTTTAAGTGGAGCAATTACCATTCCTTCTACAGTTGGTGGTTATACAGTGACAGCCATTAGTGGTTATGCTTTCTTCAATTGCACGGGTTTAACGTCAATTACGATTCCTGATTTGGTCACGACTTTTGGTACTAGTGCTTTCAATAGTTGCACGGGTTTAACGTCAATTACGATTCCTGACTCTGTTACAACTATTGGTATTGGTGCTTTCAAAACTTGCACGGGTTTAACGTCCGTTACGTTAGGTAACTCTGTCATTACTATTAATAGATCGGCTTTCTATAATTGCACCGATTTAACGTCCATAAACATTCCTGATTCTGTTACATCTATTGGTAATGAGGCTTTCTATGGGTGCGCTGGTTTAACGTCCTTTACGTTAGGTAACTCTGTTACATCTGTTGGTGATTATGCTTTCTATGGTTGCACTGTTTTAACGTCCATAAACATTCCTGATTCGGTAACGACTATTGGTACTGATGCTTTTACAAATACTTCTGCAAGTCTGGTTATCACCATGAATACAAAAACAATTGATGGTACAACGTATATTTCTCCTACTACGGACATATCGTTTTTTGGAAATCCAAGTGTAACATTGGTTGCTCCGCCACCACCACCAGTTCCATTTGTAACAGGTAAAGTACCCAATTGGTTGCAACCCACGAGTGGTCAATATATCGCCACAATGGGCGGATATGAATCGCCATTTGGAGCGTGGTGTTCACCAACAACCGCCGCAAATCAATTGGGGCATTTGGTAGACCATGGAGGCGTTACTCAACCTGCCAACATCAATGATGGATTCGATGCAGGCAATGATAGCCCAGTTGCATTAGTAACAAGCACCATTGCTTGGGATAGTGGATATGGTTGGGGCGATTATATGTTGGATGGCCCTACTTATCGTGGCAAAAATTTGCAGATACCTGGTTTTGTAACTGATTTCGGTTGGCATATGAACACCAATAATCTCGGTCCATTGGGAACAGGAGCTGGAAGTGCAGTTGGGTCAACCCTTCAAAATATATACAATGGTATGACTGATTTCTACCAACAAGTCGGTTACACAAATATGGTGGGTATGGTATATCATTTTAATGGATCTGTAACAACATTTGGACCAGACCCTGCATTTTGGACCGCAAATGGTCATACTGCTGCTGCAGGTGTTAGTGCAGATTATGCAATTACGTTAGCCACAATCAAACATGAAATTGACAACAATCGTACAGTCATGGCGTGCTTTAATGGATGGAGTATTACTCCAGCTGGTCACGCCGAATTAACTGGTATGACTTCTACTGAGGATGAAACTGGAACCTACCAAACATTGGGAGCATACGACTCAGCTGGACCTCATGGTGAACAATTCAATATTCCTAGCACGGATGGTGGTAATGTAGAGTCCTATAATGCAGGTTTAGGCCATACTGTTTTGATTGTAGGTTACATTCCTGCTGGCGCTGCTCAAGACCCAACTGGAACCACAAATTGGTTGGTCGTTCGTGATAATTTCACCACAACACACAAAAATGTGCTCATTCCTTTTGCCGATTTGAGCAAGTTGTTGGCTACTGTTTATGTGAACCATACGACTGCAACGTATAGTGCAATTACGGTCGGCGGACCGGATTTAGGAATTATAACAAATACTTATGGTAGTGATTGGGCAAGTATAACAACCTCAAACCAGCAAATGGTCAAAGCAAGCAATACATCTACAATAGAGATACGGTTCGGTGAATCAGTGTCCATAAGTGGAAATTACGCTATTGTTGGTGCTTGGAAGGAACCCACACCTGTTGAAAGAGCGGGAGCAGCGTATGTTTTTGAACGTGATACTGATGGCTCATGGAATCAAGTTCCAACCATACTTAGAGCGAGTGATGCTGAACAATATGACGATTTCGGTTTTTCGGTAGCAATCAGTGGAGATTATGCGATTGTTGGAGCTTGGGGGGAAGACACTGGTCCTGGTACAGGGTATAATGCTGGAGCTGCGTATATTTTTGAACGTGATGTTAGCGGTGGTTGGGGGTCATTCGTGAATCCAACAACTTGTAATGAAACAAAGATACTCAAAGCAAGCAATGCTGAATTAGGTGACATATTCGGTTATTCGGTGTCCATTGACGGTACTTACGCGATTGTTGGAGCTCCATATGAAGACACAACTTTTGCTATTTCGGGAGCTGCGTATATTTTTGAACGTGATACTGATGGGTCATGGAACCAAGTACCGACAATACTCAAAGCAAGTACTCCTATGTCATCTTCACAATTCGGTTATTCGGTATCCATTAGTGGCACATACGCTATTGTCGGTACTAATTATGAGCCCCTTTATCCCGATAAAGGGGGGGTAGCGTATATTTTTGAACGTGATACTGATGGGTCATGGAATCAAGTTCCAACCATTCTCAAAGCAAGTAATGCTGGAGGAGCCGAATATTTCGGCAGTTCGGTGGCGATATGCGGTACATACGCTATCGTCGGTGCTTATATGGAAGACACCAGTGGTAATGATTCAGGAGCAGCGTATATTTTTGAACGTGATGTTAGCGGTGGTTGGGGGAAATCAGTGGATGCAACCACTTGTAATGAAACAAAGATACTCAAAGCAAGTAATGCTGGAACAGGGACAACTGAAAGTTTCGGCAGTTCTGTGTCAATTAGCGGCTCATACGCTATGGTCGGTGCTTGGATGGAAGACACTGGTATAGGCAATTCGGGAGCAGCGTATGTTTTTGAACGTGATACAGATGGTTCATGGAATCAAATTTCACCAATACTCAAATCAAGTAATCCTGGAGGAGCCGAATATTTCGGCAAATCTGTGTCCATAAGCGGAAATTACACCATTGTTGGTGCTATGGGGGAATCAACCGGTGGTTACGGTACTGGAGCAGCGTATTTTATTGAACCCCCCCTTGTTGCCACAAGTCAAACAGTCACCCCCACAACACTCACGTTCTCCAACAACACCCTCACCATAGAAAACAGCATTGATACAACCGATTCAGATGTAGTAGATTTCGTATTGCCTGCTGGATACGAAATGGCCGACATGAGTGTTACCAATTTTGTCGGTACGGGAGGTACGGGCACGATTACGTATACATTGGCCACTGATGGAGCGACCGATATTACGGGAACAATCGTTGATAGCAGTGCAATCGGCACGAATCTGTTGACCGGAAATCTATTGGTCGCGACTGCAGATACCACATATACACTTACATTAACGGCGAATGCAGCCATCACTTACACCATCGTGGGGACATCGCTGATAATTCCCACTCCCATAGCGTTTGTCGCTAATATTTTAACCGTCCAAGATACTGACCCGGACCGGACCAGTTTCGTCCTGCCCGCCGGATACGAAATGGCATCACTCAATGTGACGAGTTTCGGCGGAAGTGGAACCGCTACTTATAGTTTAACAGGTGGATCGACCGATATTACTGGAACATTCACTGCAACAGGAACAAATATATTAAATGTAAATATAGTAGCTGAATCGGCTGATACCGAGTATGTGTTGTTAATAACTGCCGACCCAGGAATTACCTATACTATTGTGGGAACAAAATCGCTGGATTATGCGGTCAGTACTCCCACACCCGTCGCCTTCTCCACCAACATTATAACTATAGAAAACAGCATTGATGCCACTGATACAGATGCAGTAAGTTTCGTCATTCCCGTAGGATATGAAATGAACGATTTATCAGTGACCAGTTTCAATCAAACAACAGGAACCGGAGGAATAATTACGTATACAGTAGATATATCTGGTGGGTCAACTGTCGCGACTGGAACATTCACTGCAATCGGTGACAATCTATTGTTGGGGAATTTATTGGTAGGAAGTGCAACTCCTTTTGTACTGTCATTAACCGCCGATGCTACCATTGTATATACCATTGTGGGAACAAAGACTGTGGATTATATTGTAACCCCTCCCACACCCGTTGCCTTCTCCAATAACGTTTTAACCATAGAAAATAATATTAGTGCAACTGATACAGATGCAGTAAGTTTCGTCCTTCCCATAGGATATGAAATGAATAACTTGACCGTGACCAATTTTGTCGCTGCGGAAGGTACGATTGACGGTACAATTACCTATACAATAACTACGGGCGGAACAACTGTTAAAACCGGAACAATCACTGCCATCGATGTCAATCTTTTGACCGGAACTTTATTAACATCCGCAATTGGGTCTACATATGAATTGGCATTGACTGCGTCTGCACCTATTGCATATACTATTGTAGGTACAAAGTCGGTGGATTTGGGAATTATTGTTACTACTTATGGTGATTGGGGAACTGAAGTTACTGGTGAAACATATCGCACAGAAACGAAAGTATATGATGGGGGGGCGAATAACTACGGTTATTCAGTCGCAATGTATGGTGATTATATGATGGTTGGTGCTCCAAGTGAAGTTAATACAGGTTCCGGTAAAGGTTCAGTATATATTTACAAACGAGACAGTACAACCGGTTGGCCAGAAACACATACGGCTAAACTCGTAATTGCGAATGTTAATGGTTATGAAGGTTTCGGCAGCAGTATCGCCATGAATGAAAATTATATGGTTGTTGGTGCTTATTACGACGGTGTTGGTGGTGCAGCGTATATTTTTGAACAGGATGATTATGGTGATTGGAAACAAACATTACAATTAAAGCCATCTACGACGTTAGCCAATGCACGGTTCGGCGAATCAGTAGCAATCAATGGAAATTATATTGTGGTTGGTACATCAGCTGATACCAGTTCTTCACCGGGCGGCGCAGCGTATATTTATGAACTAAGTGGTGAAACCTGGGGAACTGAAGTTAGTGGTCAAACATATCGTACAGAAACAAAGAAGATTTATCCGTCAGTTGGCACTCCTGTTGACCGGTTCGGCGTGTCAGTCGCAATCAATGGAAATTATATAATTGTCGGTGCTCGTGAAGAAGATAGTGATGGGACTAACCAATCTAATAATAATAGTGATGGTGCAGGTGCAGCGTATTTGTTTGAACGAGATATAACAACTGGTTGGCCAACGAATGAAACAAAATATCTCAAAGCACCTACACCCCAATCTTCTGGGAATTTTGGTCGTATGGCCGCCATAACTGAAAATTATATAGTTATTACGGAAGATGGGAGAACTGGCGGCGGTGCCGCATATATTTATGAACGAGACTCTACTACTGGTTGGCCAGATACACCAACAAAACAAATCACTGCGGGAGAAGCGTCTGCATTGGGGTTCGGGTGGTCAGTTGCAATGAATGAAAATAGAATAGTGATTGGAGCAAACATTTCAAAAACTGCATATATTTTTGATAAAGACCCGTCAACCGGTTGGCCAGATACACCAACGTCTAAGCTTCTTCCATTAGTTGACGCCACTGAATTTGGTTTCTCAGTAGCAATGCATGAAAATTATATTGGCATTGGTGCTCGTACAGCGTACAAAGCCTATGTTTTTGAACAACAGGTGTTTGAAACATTGACACCCACGAGACTCGTGTTCTCCAACAATGTATTAACCATTGAAAACGTCACCAGCACAACCGATACAGATATAATTGATTTCGGCCTTCCCTCAGGATACAATGTACCTGAATTAAATGTCACCAATTTTAACGTTTCTGGTGGAGGAAGTGGAAATGTTAGTTATACATTAGCTACTGGGGGTAATACAGTTGCCAGCGGCTCATTCAGTGCACTTAGCTCAAATCTGTTACCATCTGGGTTTCCTATATTCGCGCTTAGTACAGATGTTACATATTCATTGACCATTACCGCGGATACAGTAATCGGTTATACCATTGTAGGAACCCGAGCGGTTACCAATTTATCCAGTTTTTCTATCACACAATTACTTGGGTCAGGATTCACCGAACAACAACTAATTGATGTTGGTAAATGGAATGCAGATTCCAACGCGAATCATCTTGACCCAACTTATATTAACGGGTTTTTGGATATTAGCGGCGGAAATGTAACGGTTAGTGGTAGTATACTGATGGATACGGGAGATATTGACTTACATAGTCATACATTTACACAACCCTATACATACGATGTTGACCTGTATTTGAATAATCGGCTTTTTGTGGTTGGTGATGTATCTATGGGCGATGCCTCTTTGAATGTGGTAGGTGATATGTCAATCAATGGAAAAATGTCAGTCGGGTCCTATAAGCCCGCATCAATATCTGGTGCAGCGGTTATACCTGGTTCTGGATATTCTACAACTGGTACGACCACTACATTCACTGAGGATATCGCGTACAACAATAAGATAGAATTCAACGGAGATATATCTCTCAACCCAATTACAACCTATTTCGGTCCCAATACCACATTAAAAGCAAATACTGGGATTCAATTCCCCGATACTACCACATTAAGTACGACTAATAAAGAATCCAATGGAACTACATTTAAAGCATCTACATTCAATAACATGACGGTAATTGGAGATTTTGCATCTAACCCACTATTAACACCCTCAGATTATCGTATCAAGACCAATGTAGAAACTCTTGATGAAACCCATACAGTAGACAATCTGCGTCCCGTGAAATATCTTCAAACCCAAACTGGTAAGAATGACATTGGGTTTTTGGCACACGAACTCCAAGAACACTATCCTGAACTGGTTGAAGGTGAGAAAGACGGTGAAACAATGCAATCTGTGAATTATAGTGGACTATTACCCATTTTGATAAATGAAGTACAACAATTAAAGAAACAAATCGCGGAAACACGTGCACGTATTCAAACCGAAACCCCATAAAACCAGAATAACGCAATAAATGTAAAAAATTGATAAAATACATTACTTATACACTATTTTATCAATAATCATAACCACCAACGGTTTATACAATGCAATCTCAAACACAATCTCAAAGTGAACTGACGTTTTCCGTCCCTCCACCGACATATCGCCGTCGGTTCTTGGTATTTGACGTAGAATCCACAGGACTTTTACCAAACAGTCGTCGTGGCAGTACCACCGCTCTGCCAATTACCGCATATCCCCATATTCTGCAACTTAGTTTTGCCATTTACGATTTGTCTCAAAAGCAAGTGATTCGTAAATATGACGCTTACATTGATATTCCAGACGACGTGGTAATCAGTGAGTTTGTTACCAATTTAACAGGTATTTCAAAGGAAATGTGTAAACGCGAAGGCAAACCTATCGTGGAGGTATTGGAGCAGTTCTATGAGGCATACATGTTTTGTGAAGGACTTGTTGCCCATAACATGGACTTTGACGAGAAAATGATTTTGGTTGAACTGGAACGCAACCGCCCCGCTATCATGGAAAAAGCACCTTATTGTTTTATGACATTTAACCCGATGTATGAGAAAGTGCACGGCATTGAGAGATATTGCACAATGCGCAAGGGTACCGATATGTGCAATATCTTGGTTGAATCCAAGATGCCTGGACGCCCACCGTCCAAGAAATGGCCCAAGTTGATTGAATTGTATGGGAAAATGTTTGACGGGGCGACTGTGGAAGGATTGCACAATTCTATGGTTGATGTACTGACCTGTTTACGCTGCTATTTGAAAATGCGACACGGATATGACGATACTACACTACTAAAATAAAATAAAATTATTGATATAAGAAATGGTTTGCTTATATCAATTCATAAAAATCTTGTATACACTGTTTTTTAATGTTTTTTTCCGCGGGTCTTCTTTCTGGATTTTCTTGTCTTTTTTCCTGCTTTCTTAGAATGCTTGGATTTGGATGCCTTCTTTCGGGGTTTTTTCTGGGACTTTGCGCGTTTCTTTCCACCACCGTGGCCTCTTCCGTCGTCCGGTCGTGATGCTGCTCGTGCTGCTTCTTGTCGTTGTTCTTCTGCTGCTCGTTCTTCTGCTGGTGTTGGTTGTGCTGCTCCTTCTACTGCTCCTTCTACTGCTGCTCCTTCTACTGCTGCTCCTTCTACTGCTCCTTCTACTGCATCTCCTTCTACCACGGCTCTTATCTCGTCTCTAATCGCAAGTATAGTTTTTGCAGTTACAGCGGATCCGTCAGCATTGCGAGTACGTCTGCTAATTTCAGCAATTCGGGTAGACTTGTCTTTTAACATAATTAATTTATCTTCCGTTGTTGCTGCTAGTTTCTTTGATAAAAGGTCCATAACAGTACCAATCCCATAAAGTATCGTACTGGCTGTACCTACCAGAAGTAATCCTTCAATTTGTCCTAATATATTGAGTATTGCAGCAAAAACAGCATCGTAATTCTTTACAGCGACCGTACCAGCACACACTGTCAATAAACCTTCTAACATTAATATTATTGTATCAGTATGCTCCCCGACAATTGACTTTATAAAGTCTTTACTCACACGAGCAGTGGCGGGTATATCAATGGTGAGCTCCATATTTAGAAGTTGACCCAAAAGTTTATCTATAGCGTCAACTGTAGCAGCAGTAGTATCTACCACAACACCACCTGCCGATTTACACGCAACACTGACTGAATCTGCAGCGAATGCAGAGAATGCAAATAACTGCATAGATTTAATTTTAACTTGTTCCATCAAAGCATTTACATTAGCACCAGCAGCAGCAATAGCAATTTTCAACTGTCCATGCAAGGATTCAAGTTGAGCAATGTCGTTTGCAATTTGTGTTTGAATTGTGGCATAAGCACCCTCTCTAAGATTACCATTATCATCAATGAATTCATTAATAGGACCACGATTATCGACGTTGCTCCAATAAATTAAAAAATCACATATAATTTTTGCTCTATGTTTTTTTATCCACGATTGTGCACCATACTCCGCGTTTGAGTATATCAAGTCGTCACATTTTGTAACAGAATTCATATATGTCCAAAAATCATCGGGGTATGCAATCACTCTCCGGATAATCGCAGCACTTCGGACTCCATTATTTATCATGTCTTTAATTTCATCTAATTGTCTATGTCGTTCAGCCATTTTTACTATATTATACCCCCAGAAATTAAGCCGAACACATTTCACAAATTGCATCTTCCACGTTTTCTTCCATTTTCCCTCCTAAATCTTTTTTCTCAGGTTCAATGGTAAATTGTTGGGCTTGATGTCTTGCTCTACGGCGTAAATAATAAATTCCCGTCTTCAATCCTTTGGACCATGCATAAAAATGCATAGACGTCAAATTTGAATAATTCGGGTCTTCCAACCACAAATTCAAACTCTGGCTTTGGCATACAAACGCCCCTCTATCAGCAGCCATATCAATCAATTGTCGCATAGGTATTTCCCAGACAGTTCTATATTTTTCACGAATTTCAACAGGAATTTGCTCTAAATGTTGAATAGAACCATTGTTTGCAATAATATTATTCTTCATTTTCTCATTCCACAAATCCAATTTCAACAAATCCTTCATCAAATATTTATTCGCTAAAATAAACTCCCCTGCAATGGTACGGCGATTATAAATATTACTGGTAATCGGTTCAATGCATTCATTGTATCCCAAAATCTGTGAAGTGGATGCGGTAGGCATAGGTGCCAATAACAATGAGTTACGTATTCCGCGTTCACGAATTCGGGATTTCAGGGCGGTCCAATCATATCGGTCACTGGGTTCAACACCCCATAAATCAAACTGTAACTCGCCGCGTGATGCAGGTGACCCTTTAAAACTGGAATAAGCACCACGATACGATGTATTTAATAATGGCTCTTCATATGAATTTATATGATTTTGTAATTTAACTTGGTCATCTATAGATAATCTGTCACTAAAATCATCATAAATTGCCAATGGTTCTAACAGTAAATATCTTTCTTCGGCGATTTCACAACTTTGTTCTAATGCAGCGTGATAAATGGTTTCAAAAATGTCACGATTAATTTGTTTAGATTCATCTGCAGAAAAGGGTAGACCCATCTGCATAAAAACATCAGCCAATCCTTGCACACCAATGCCGATGGGGCGATGACGCATGTTGCTTCGTTTGGTTTTATCTGTGGGATAATAATTCACATCAATAACGCGATTCAAATTATACGTAACCACTTTCGCAATCTCGTGCAATTTGTTATAATCAAAGGACAAGACCCCATCCTCGGTAGATGTAACAAACGCGGGTAATGCGATACTCGCCAAATTGCATACAGCGGATTCCTCCTCATTGGAGTATTCAATAATTTCGCTACATTGAGATGTGAGGATTCCATTAAATACGCCCGCATTACGTTTAGGTTCAGTAAAACAATAGGTATCATCTTTTCTCAGGAAATCAACAACCGTTTTAATTTTAACATAGATTGGTTGTGGGTCCTCTTGTATTTCGGCGGGTGTACTTGTTTCAATACCATTTTTTTGAGGGGAAAATCCATTTTTCTTTAACATATGCATATTTTCAATAGAAATTTCAATGTAAGATTTTTTAATAGAACCATTTGCCCGAATAATCGGTACATTAATTCCACAACCCTGTAAAACGCATTTTTGTCGTTGAAGTTCTTCAATCGTATGGGAAAACATTTGAATCGTATCATTAACAACAGAAATTTGGGAATTTTCATAAAAACTCGTAAATTCAGTCATACAAGTAGGTATTAACGGATAGTTGCAATTCATTAACTTGTCACCTTCTTTTAACTCTCTTGCTTCGCGTACATCAATATAAAGACCATCTTCACTATGTACGAAGAAACGATGGTACGGAGTACATCGCAAAATAGCACCATCATCTGTTTCAACCGAAATCAACTCCTGATTTTTACCGGTTTGATATACAGTTACTTCACTGAATTCTTGACCATTCCACACATTTACTATTTGGTCTTTTACTGTTTGGATTTCAACAGGTCCAGTATCAGTCAAGATTACCGTTTCGGGTGCAACACATAAATTGGAGGATTTGATTGTTCCCAAGTTTTGTTGATTGGATTTGCGGTTGGCAGCATCTTTATAACACAAATAGGGTGTTCCGGTTTCCATTTGTGCGTCCAAAACTTGAAACCATAAATCTCGTGCTTTCATGGTTTTTCTACCCCGTCCAGCAGCTTCATACGATTCATATAAGGTTACGAAATCGGCATTGTGAACATCTGCAAGTCCAGGACATTCGTCAGGGCACATCAATGTCCAATTACCGTCAGCTTTGACACGTTCCATAAATAAATCGGGAATCCACAATGCATAGAATAAATCACGTGCCTTCATTTCTTCATCCCCGTGATTTTTTCTCATTTGCAAAAATTGTTCAATGTCTGCATGCCAGGGTTCTAAATAAATCGCAAAGCTACCATTTCGTTTTCCGCCTCCTTGGTCGACATATTTTGCAGTGTTATTAAAAACTTTCAGCATAGGAACGATACCATTAGACGAGCCATTTGTTCCGCGGATATGACTACCCGATGCTCGAACGTTATGAATATGTAACCCAATACCTCCCGCCCATTTAGAAATCATTGCACAATCCCGAAGTGTATTATAAATACCGTCAATGCTGTCATTTTCCATAGCTAATAAAAAGCAGGAAGACAGTTGTGGGTGTGGTGTTCCTGCATTAAAAAGAGTGGGAGTCGCGTGTGTAAACATTTTACGCGACATGAGGTCGTACGTTTCGCGAACTCGCATACTATTATCACCATGTATACCAATCGCTACACGAAGCCACATATGTTGTGGTCGTTCAACAATGACCTTGTTAATTTGCATCAAATAGGCACGTTCTAATGTCTTACAACCAAAATATTCAATAAAATAATCGCGGTCATAATCACACATAGCATCAAATTCCGCACTATTTGTAGAAACGATATTAAAAAAATCGTGGGTTACCAATGGACAGTGTTTATTATGCTTATCGCGATATTCATATAATTTGCGCATTACCGCAGTAAAAGAGGATTCTGTATTTTTATGATGATTAGAAATAGTAATCCGCCCAGCCAATGTATTGTAATCAGGATGAATACTGGACATAGATGCACATTGCTCTGCAGATAAATCATCAATTTTGGTGGTAGAAATACCTGAATATAATTGGTCAATCACTTTCATAACAAGTGCGGTGTAATTCAACTTAATATTGGCTTCTTGTCCTAATTTCTTGATTCGTGCTGAAATTTTATCAAAGGATACAATTTCTTGTTTGCCATTACGCTTAGTTACATACATTTCATCATCATTTTGCATATTATTAGTAGACATACTAATTGGGTTGTATATAATAATACCTCATAAATATCTATATAGTTTTCGTTATAATTTTATCATAAAGTATTTTATTTTCTATTTGTAATTTATAATGCCAGGAAAATCACTTTGTAAAGGTAAACGCGTTAGTACACCTAACAAATGTAAGAAGGTTCGTGGGTGCAAGGTTGCATCTGGTAAAAAGAGAACTTTTTGCAGAAAAGCAAGAAACCCCAAAAATAAATCTGCAAGAAAAACACAAAAACGTAGTAAGAAATAGATAACTAACCATATACACCGATGAAGATTTAAAACGGGACAAACACTGAAAGTGTTTGCCTTTTTAATTCATTTATCGGTAACGTTGCCCTTTACGATTTTGTGGTACGCTTAAAAAGCGTACCATTTTAAATCTTCAAGGGTGTAAATATATCAACATCAATATTTTGATATATTTATAAAACATTCCCATTTTCGTCTAATTTTATTAAACATACAGTATTCTCAACTTTAGAGAATACATTCATTGGAATCCCATCATCACTAACAATAGACATAGAACGGTCACTCACTTGTCGTTTTTTACTCGCTCTGTGTTCATATCCGTCAACACGTTCTTTTATAATCGTATCCCATATTTCTTGAATACGAGGAACTGCATTGGAAAACCACACCTGATTCCTTGGAATATATACACATGATATTTCATCCAAATACCAATACTTTATGGAAAATAACACTCTATTGTCAGCATTCATCGTTTCTTTTTGTGTATTTATCCAGGCGTTAATATCCGTTTCATATAATGGAACATCTAATGGCATATACACATAATAGGGAAAGTTTGATAATTCTGTGTCTACATTAAATACGGAGAGTGGTCTTTCAATAAAATGCAATATAACACCACGATAATCGCGTTTAGTATCACTAAAGAATGTGTCGGCAGTATCGTATTCTTTAAAACGGGTTTCTACAAAATCACACTCATCTAAATCGCAGGTTTCCATCTGTATCTGGGTCTGTATCCAATATTCCTGCTTTGGAATACCTGTAATATCACGATTCACTATGTTTTTTATTTCTAACATACGACCAAATCGCTTATTAGACGGATCAATATTAATTCCATCAGGAGATGCTCCAATGCACGAGTATGTTGGATGTGGAATGCAACCAAACTCACCCACCTTTGTGTCAAACATTTTCTCATATATTTGAACAGTGACTGGTTCATATTTTACACCCCAATGCATCGGTCCTTCCGTACATGTATTGTTCCGTATATGTACGGAAGCATCTAACGGCTTGCATTTTTCATATATTAAATTATTCACCTGTGATTTTGTACCAAATACTTTCCATAAACTACTCGCAGTTATCAAATTGTTGCGAAATGTGTACCATTCCGCGGTTTTTTGTTCAGGTTGAGGAATACACTGTAATATAGCTATCTTTTCTGCCATAATAAATATCTCATTTTCTGTCATATTATTTATAGCAGTTTCGGGTTGTAACCATGAACGACGGGGCATATCACATATATCTAAAAATACTTCCGCTGTCTCTTCTGTGAATAGTTTGACCTCTTCAAACAATAATTCTTCTTCTTTTTCATCCATATCATCATCAAATGTGGATGAATATAGAATATCTATAAATAATACTTCTGTTGTATGCATTATCATACTCATATAAAACTTTGGGGAAGATAACGATAATATATTTTGTTTTACATATTCGTCCATTATATCATACGCGGTAGTTGTTAATTCGGTATAATCCTCTTCTGTTATTATTTCTTCATCATCATCATCACTATCACTTTCATCACTATCACTATCAAATTCATCATCATTCAAAGTACTATTTTCACTTACACTATTTGTTTCTATTGTTATTTCATCTATACTTTCTATACGAATGAATGGTATGGAATCATATGATGATATTGTAGAATTTGAATCCGTTTCAGGAAAAAACTCTGAATCTGTATTTTCCATTGCTATCTATATATATTATAATATAATATCTATATCTATACTGAAATATATATATTATATTTTCTTAATTATCACATCTTCAATGTTCATAGTTCATAGTTCTTTGTTATTTTCAGTTATTTCACTTGCCATACGCTTTGGAGTTAATGACTTCAATGTAGACACCCGTTTTGTATCCATTATCTTTAACGTGAAATTATGGTTTAACTGATTAAAATGTAATGACGGAATTGATATTATTTTCATTTCTTCTTTATTATACACTACATCTTTGCTCTTAGCCAATTTATTCTTATCCAAGCAACTTTTAAAAAAATTCTTTAATAATTTTACATCCTTTGTTGGCATACTGTGTTGTTTTCCATAACTTTCTGCAAATGTATGAAGCCTCTGCAACTTTGCTGTTTTATCTAATTTTATCCAATTATCCGTCTTATTTTTTTGTCGTTCGCGGTCAAGCATACTATCAATACTATCAAGTGTATTTTCTATCTTCTCTTCTTTCTTCTCTTCTATCTTCTCCTCTTTCACTATTTCATTATCTTTTTGTTCTTCTTTATTTGCAGTCGGTGCTGTAGATGTAAACATTATATAATGTTGTTGTCTTTATATACAAATTATATAACATTATGTTTATCTTGTTTCATAATATACATTTGACGGGTTGAGAACATACTACATAAGCCTTTCTAATTTCGCTTTATCTGGCCCATTTACGTGGATAAACTGAGGATTACTATTTTTATAGGTGGCTGTCGCGTTTTCCCATGTAAATTTGTCCCAATCCATATCTTCTGTGTTTAAAAATAACTGGTTCTCATGATCCAATTTAAATAACCATGGATATTGTAAATATTGATTTGTCCAAAAACGCTGGTCATCGTCTGCATCGTTGTATTCATATCCAGATAAACAATAACGCAATGCCCATGCATATCCTATAAACATACCACTATTTAAATAAGGAAACTCCGTGGTCTGCTCTGGGTATTTTGAGGAATTCTCTTTATCAGGATGACACTGAGACTCACAACCGAACATGATTGGTTTCTTTTGTTCTATAAACCTCTTTAATACTTCTATTTGAGAACCTCCATATACAACATCATATGCATCTGTAAATAACACGATATCTTGAGGTCGTATCTTCTCATTAAATACAAAATCACGGGTTTCGCGTAATTTCACACCGAAATTCCCTGTTCCTTCCCAACCAATTTGTCGGTTCTCGTTTAACCCCATAATAATCATTTGTTCATTCTGTTTTTTTACACGTTCTATAATTTTGTCAAGTACAGGGTGCTGTTTTGTCGCAACAGTGATATAATGTAGGTTTATACCGAAATTTGACATTATACTTTATACTTTATAACATAAAAAAATTCTATATTATTTTTATTGTATTTGTTTCTTTCTTTTTGTTTCTTTCTTTTTGTTTCTTTCTTTTTGTTTAATCACTAATTAATTCCAATTCACACCCTGTATCAAATCCATAAATGGTATCATCCATTGACCAACCATTTTGTTCCAATATATCGGTATTCGTGTCGTCACAATCACTTGTGTAAGATTCCTCATCATCGGGGTCTAAATAAATAAGGCGGTGTATCTCTTTCAATTCCTCTGGTGTAAAACTCTCTTTATTACAAATTTCGTCAGAACAATCACAACCATCATCTAAGCTTTCTACCGACACCCCGGGATAATCATTCAATATAATTGATTCTTTTTTCAAAATTTCTTCTTTTTCTTTGTCTGTTAATTCTATTTCAAATGTTCCCCAATAAAAGTAATTTGTTACTTCAAACCGAACATGTTTCCCATTAGACAATGTATTGGTCCATTGTTCAGTTTGATAAGTAGACTTCTTATAGTTAGCAGAAATTTCATATACATGAATTTCATCCGTTTCTGTATTTTCGGTGGGTTCTTCTAATGTTACTGTAACATCGTTTGGTTCGGTTACGACATTTCCAGTAACCTCTGTTGGATTTGATTCTACGCTTATAAACTCCATGTTAAATTATACATGTCTAATCATATATTTTATGAATCAATTTTTTATGCATATAATATAACAATCAATGCCAACCCGAAAAAACCAGAAATCAAAGAAATCCAATAACAAATTTAGAAAAACTCGGTCAAAACGACAGACGAGAAATTCCAAGAAAAAAACTCGGTCAAAACGACAGACGAGAAATTCCAAGAAAAAAACTCGGTCAAAACGGGGGGGTGGACAATTTTTTAGTCGCCCAACTCAACTGCCAGAACCTGAAACACCACCGGAATGTCCTATATGTACAGAAGAATTTAATCAGGATACGATTACAACAGAATGTGGTCATAAATTTGATAAAGATTGTTTACGTTTATGGTGTCGTCAACATAGAGGCGACACTGAATGCCCTCTATGTAGAGCACCGATTGGTCGTATATGTAGAGAGTTGTTATTTACTGACTTGGAAAAAACCCTTTTTGATGCTATAAATGCAGGTAAAATAGATTTTGTAGAAGACGCATTAGCAGATAGCATTAATGATGATGGGACACCAAAATATGATAATAATATGTTGTTACTTGATATTAATGTAAAAAATAAAGACGGAGATACACCACTTATACTCGCTGCTAAAAAGTACAACGTTAAAATTGTTGATTTGTTATTGAAATTCGGGGCTGATGTTGATGAGTTAAATGATGATGGAGACGCAGCTTTCCATGTAACAGACAATGATGATATTATAAATTTATTAATTGAGGTTGGAACTGAATATTATGACCCTGATGATGATGCAGTAGAATCTTCCATATTTGAGTTTTGGAATCGCGGTGGAAAAAAAAATCAAAAAAGACAAGAAAAAGGTATAAGACGAAACGATAAATTAAATATGGATTCATTTTAATGATTTTTTAAATTAGTATAATGTAAAAAATTGATACATTTTAACGGTTATTTGTAATTGTATAATAACGAACCGTTCTATTACTTATAATGTCAAAGTGTTTATCTATTGACCGAAAAAATGACAATTGTCGCCGCAATGCATTAACGGACACACGTTTTTGTAAAATCCATTCTTATATGGTTGATTATACCGAAGATATGTTGCAAAATCTGTCTATTTGTTCTGGCTGCAACAAGGCTTACTATTTAACGCAAGGTGTAAAAACGTGTTCTAATTGCAATGAACGTAGTAAATCTAATAAAATAACAGCTAAGTCCAGTATTGTGCAATGTGCAAAAGATAACTGTTCGTTTAAGCGGTCTACCGAAAACAAATACTGTGGAAAACATCAGTTGTATTTGTTTGTGGATGAAACCGTTGCTTCTGGTAAAAAAGTATGTATAAATTACGTTCGCGGTTGCCGTACTCAATTAGATAATGAGTATTCTAAAACCTCTTGTGAAACTTGTCTTGGAAAAGACCGGGCAAATGATAAAGCAAGACGCGGTAATTCTACGGCGTTAAACTCTACAAATGAACCCGACAAACAAACGTGCACCACTTGTTGTAAAACATATGACAAAGACCAATTTATTGGCAAAAAAAGTGAAAATACGAAAACATGTTCTGTATGCAGAGAAGCATGTAGAGTACAAGATTTAAACCGCGATAAAACACACCGAAACGAATTGGCGAGAATCGCAGAACAAAAACCTGAACGTAAAGCCATTAAAAACGAATGGACAGAAAATAACCCAGAAAAAGTAGCAATGAAAGAGATGAACTATCGTCAAAGACAACTTGAAAATGACCAAGAAGGATATTTACAAAGAAATGCCGAAACTGCAAAGAATTGGCGAGAACAAAATCCAGAAAAGGTTATGGCTGGAAATAAAAGTAGAATTGAAAATATAAAAATACACTATTCTAATTATATTAGAAAATCTGGTTATGCAAGGCAATTGTTTGAATTATCTCAAGATATGTTTGAACAAATTGTAAAACAATCTTGTTATTATTGTGGAATTGTTCAAGATAGAGGGTTTAATGGCGTTGACCGTAAAGATTCTACTGAAGGTTATACAGAAAGTAATTGTGTAAGTTGTTGTAAAATGTGTAATTATATGAAGGGTTCATTGAGCGAACGAGTATTTCTTGATAGAATTGAACATATATTGGCATTTAATGCAAAAATAGAGGGTAGGTTATTTCCTGATGCATTTTGTAATTATAATTCTAATAAACGATATAATTCATATCAACATAGAGCAAATAAAAAAGGTATAGATTTCGTTTTATCAAAAGATATATTTGATGAAATAATAGCGACTCCTTGTTATTTATGTAACAAAGGATGTAGTTCAACCCATCATAATGGGTTAGACAGAATAGATAATAGCAAAGGATATATTGAAGATAATGTTAAATCTTGTTGCGGAGGGTGTAATTATATGAAACGCAATTATTCAGTAGAAGATATATTTGATAAGTTTATCGCCATATATAATTTTAATATTCAATCAAATAATAGTACAAATACCATTCTTTCACATGAAGAAGAAAATATGTTATTAAAACGAGAGAATACTGAACTTAAACAGAGGGTTGAGTATCTTGAATGTACTTCTTCAGGGGATAACGATAATGTTAGAGATAAAGTTACAAATAAAAATAAAAAAACGAATGACGAAAAAAAGAATGCAGCCTGTATAAGAAAACAAGAATCAAGACGAAAACAAAAAGAAAAATACGGGGATGAAGAATATAAAAAAAAAATAGCTTCAGAAAGAGCTGCCTTAAGAAAAAATGCAAAAGAAAATAAATAATTGAATTGATGTTAATATTATAAATTGTATAATATTAATTTTTTTTATGAAAAATAGAATTAAAAGTGTCGGTCACACTAAATAATTGTCGGTCACACTAGTTACTATACGCAACTCCAGCCATGCCACTCATGACTCTTAGCACATTGTAATTAACGGCGTAAACACGGACCTTAGCTGTGGCAGTACCAGAGACAGTTCCGGAAGAAAGGACAAGTTGAAGGACAGCGTTGTCAATTCTGGAGAAGTTGCAACTGCCGGAAGGTTGGTGTTCCTCGGGGCGAAGGGCAAAGGAGTACACGTTGATACCGGCATCGGGGGCACGTGTGTGGTGTTGGAAAGGTTGGACCATGTCAAAGTAGGAACCCTCACGCTCGGAGAAACGGTCTTGGCCGTTAAGTTGGAGCTTGGCTGTGACCACAGGGTTCTCACCCCAACAATGCATGTCAAGGGCAGACTCGGCAAGGACGAAAGAACCAGCATCAGAGAGAGCGGAACCAGCACTACCAATAACAGCATCGGTAGAGGTAGCGACATTTCCAGCATCATCAGCAATACCCTGTTGGAAAAGACCAGAACCATTGATGAATTGGTCGGCACCACTGGCAGCGGCGTCACCGGCAAAGGCATGGATGGCATTAGGAAGAGCATCAACGGCATCTGTGTAGTTGAAAGGTTGGGCACCGAATGTCTTGTTAAGAAGAGAACCACCCTCTAAAGAGGAGCAGTAGTCAACGTTGGCATCAGGTTGGACAACCCAGATAAGCTCCTTGCAAGGGTGGTTGAAGTTGAGCTTGATCTTGTTGGAAGAGGAACCGACAGATTCATCACCTGTGAATTGGAGTTGCTCAATCAAGTACTCATGGGGGTTTTGGGCCATCTTGCGACGCTCGTCTGTGTCAAGGAAGATGTAGTCAACATAGAGAGAAGCGGCAACAAGGGATTGTTGGTAAGCACCAGATGAACTGACGGCACCAGTTGTACCATCCATCTTGTCCATAGCCCAAAGACATTCACCAATGGGGCGGAAATCAATGTTGATCTTGACCTCGTGGTATTGAAGGGCGATCAAAGGAAGGGCAAGTCCGGGGTTGCGGCAAAACCAGAAAAGAAGGGGAACATAAAGAGTGGTCTCAGGAAGGGCCTTGCGAGGGGCACAGACTTGAGCGGGTCCACCAGCGGCACAGGGACCAGAGACATCGGCGAAGTCGGGGTCAGTGACATATGTAAGTTGAGTGGTGTTACCAATCATCTTGTAGTAACCAGCTTGTTGCTCCTTGGAAAGGGTAAGTTGGTTCCAGATGTGCATCCAGTCACCGTATTGACGGTCAATGCGTTGACCACCAATCTCAACCTCAACTTGGGCAATAAGTTGCTCACCGACGAAGTCCAACCAACGGGCATAGACACCATCAGTAGATGTCTTACCCATACCTTGGTTGATCTCAGGAAGAGTAACTTGAAGGTAAGTACGGTAGGCAAGATCACCATTACGGCTGATTGTGCATGTTACACGGCGGCCGAAATCGGCTTGACCGGAGAATGTTTGCTCAATGGATTCCATGGCAAAGTTGGTGTGGCGTCTGTATGACACCTTCCAGAAAGTAATCTCAGGGGTTCCGGTAAGGAACACGTCTTGTGCGCCGTAAGCGACTAATTGCATTAAACCTCCAGCCATTGTGTATGGATTATAATGTATGCAAAGAAAATAATTTGAGAGAATTAAATAAAAAGAGAATTAAATAAAAAGAGAATTAAATAAAAAGAGAGAATTAAATAAAAAGAAAATGAATACTTCTTTTTATTTCAGATATTCCTAAATAAATCACTACTTGGTTGTCCCTTACAATTTGTTAACACCCGGGTTTTGTGATTTACCTATATTAGGATTTCATGTTTCTTATTCATACTATGCAGAGAAAACAATCTACATCACGTTGTTTTGTTATATATGAGGCATCTGTCTTAATACTAATATTGACTACTCAACACATAATCGGTGGACAAATTGGATGCAACAAATGTTTCTAAATAATTCTCCTGAAATATTTCTTGACGGTTTTCGTGTTTTTTAGTGAAAATGTAGGATTCTTGCGATTTGCGAACCGTCCAACCTTGTTCCAGAGCATTGGTTATGAACAACATCTTCTGGAAAGCTGGTTTTAATATATGTATATTATCTGGTAATCCTATGGTTTTAGGGGAAGACATTTCTATAATCTTGGTTTAGACAGAATTTTGTAAAAGGTTACGAGTTACTTTTATCTGTATATTAAATACTATGCCACCAAAAACAAAAGCAAAAGCAAAGATTAAGATAAAAGTTAAAAAAATATCAAAAAAACAATTAGAAAATAAAGCAAAAGCTTCTATATTAGATCTTGAACAAACATACAGTGAGTTTCAATCAAAATTTCAAAATATTATAAATAAATGCATAGCAAAAACAGTAAATAAAGAACAAATAAAAGAAGATTTATTTAATACGGTGCATTTTATTTCTGTATTGTTAAGTAAAGCTGTTCCATTAGAGTTACGTAATTCACCAAATGACCGTTCAACACAACTTAAACACTTATTAAATACCTGGATTAAAGAATCTTCTTCAAAGAAAGATAAAGGGAAATCTATTTCATATACTTCATTACTCAAATCATTTATAGAAACAAGTCTAACACCTGAAGGTAAATTACGATTCAGTCGTACCAACAAAAATTCTGGTTCTCTTTATAGAGCATTAGATGTGCGTAATATCATTAACCCTACTGCAGATGACCTACAATGTGATATAGCGTTTGCTACAAATAAATGGCCTGCCACTCATAAATGTTATATATGTGGATTATGTTTACATAATATGCAATCTGATAATTGTGGAGCACCGTGTGAACATTTATTAAATATATATCAAGTAATGATAACATTTGGGTTTATTGAAATTGAAGATAGAATAAAATTTGATTTAGAGACAGATGATAGAACAAATATATATGCACCTTCTTGTACCTGTTGCAATAGTGAGAAATCCAATATCGAGATTATTTCTTTTGTAAATAATACATGGCAAGTGAATGAAAAAAATATAGATAAGTTATTGAATAAAATAGTAAATTCAGAAAGAGATTGTTGTTATAAAAATGGACATCCAGAGGAACCAACAGTTGAGAGTGATGACCAAGCTGTATGGGTAATGCCAAGTAAAACAGATAACGATAAATGTAGTACTACTCTTGTATCTTTTCCAGGAGAAAAAGAAACTCGTCCTTTATACGATTATAGTAACGACGACATAAATGCCCGTAAAACAGAAATAGTTAATATGTTAAACCAACGCGTAAATGTATTAAATAAAAAAGTACCTCGTCCAAAAGCTACTATGAATTTACCCTATCTTAATGCACTAATACAAATAGCTACTTTCTTTACCCATATTTCTTTTAATGCATATAAAAAGATAGCAATAGAAATGACTGGACGTGTAGATGGTGGTGCTCCTCCTGCTGCTGCTGGTGCAGGTGAGGACAGTGAGGATAGTGAATACGAATTATGTAGTGATGCAGATGCAGATTGTTGCAAGGCAGATGACCGTGATTGTTTTAATATTGAATTTAAAAAATTATTTGAAATTTACTTTTGGAAAGAATTTGAAAATGTTGTAAATAATACAGAATTTGTAACTACTGGTAAATTTGAACAAATATTAACTAAAGAGGAAGAAACCCACAATAATATAGAATCAATTATTTCAAACTTACATGTTACGAATGTTATTAAGAATATTTCTACTAATGATATTAAATTTGTATATGATTATTTAAATATTGGTGAAGATACTGAAAAAGCAGAGGCACAAGCAGCAATGAAAGTAGAAGAACCCGCATTGAAAATAGCAGCACCAACGTATATAGTGTCGCCTCAAAAAGAATACAGAATGAATGAGGTTAGTCAAGACCCAGATGGTGGTATTCACTCACCCGGAAGTCAGTCAAGTGATGACGGAGTTGTTGACTTGTCGGGCACATATGGGCATAATTCGGTCGGTATACATGATGATATTAATCAGGTGAGTCAAGACCCATATGGAGATGCTGAAGAAGATGAAGATGCAGAATTAATGAATTTTCTTCAGGATAGGCCAAATTCTGCAAATTCTGCAAATAGTAATAACGGGAGGCCACATTCTGCATTAGGAGCCAGGCCAAGTTCTGCTACAGATAATCAAGAAAGACCAAATTCTGCATTAAAAAGACCAAATTCTGCAACACAATCCGGTCCTGAACGTCTAATCATACCAAGTGATTCATTCGTACGTAATTTAATGCAATCCCCCGGACAAAAAGCGCCACCGCCTACACCTTATCTTATAGAAGTGATTGACGGTTCAAATCCACATTTTAAACCAAAGTCTCCTTTTAAACCAAAGTCACCTTTTAAACCAATACCAGGACCAGGACCAGGACCAGGACCAATGAATGTAGTTGGTGGAAAAAAATCACGTAAAAATAAATCAAAAACAAAGAAACAGAATAAAACAAGAAAACAAAAACCCAAAAAACAAACAAAACGAATTTCTTATGTAAAAAATAAGCAAACGCGCAAAATAACAAAAACGAATCAAAAACAAAAAAAATCCAATTCAAAAAAATCAACATAAAAACACATAAGTAACTATTACAACCTATTCTATGAATTCGAACCAAAAAAAGGGTAATCCACAAAAACCAACAGGATTACATACAATTGATATCAAACACACCGAATTATTAAATAAATTTCACAAAATAGAAACGGAAACAATTCCAAATTTGGAAGATGAAAAGGAGAACCTAAAGGAGAAAATAAAAACCCTGCATAAAAATCAGTATGACGAATATATGGATATGTGTGATAGAATTAAATCAATAAGACGTGAAATAACATCACTTACAAGAGAAAAGAAAGAATATCTGCTTAACAATTCAAAACATGTATTTGATTATTTTGAACAAAAGCAACAAATATCGGTAGATTCTAATACTGTGAATCAAAATTCCAATGTTCTCAATTCCTTCTTTAAAATAAAGGCTACAGATACAAATTCAGGAGATTTGAATAATGATAAATATGCAAAATCCAAACAATCGTATCAGCATTATTGGCGGAATGTAACTAATGAAATTACTAACATTCAAGATTTCGTAGTGTCTACTGATATATGTGATACATGCAATTCTGGAGAACTAATTCCACAAGACGAAGAAGGGATACTAATATGTAATAATAAAGCATGTGGTAAATTTATAACCTATATCATAGATAGTTCTAAACCAACTAATAAAGAACCACCAAATGAGGTGTCATATACAGCGTATATTAGGCTGAATCATTTCAAAGAAATTCTATCGCAATTTCAAGCAAAAGAAACAACCCAAATCCCTGAGGAAGTGATGGATGATATTCGTGCCCGAATAAAAAAGGAAAGAATAACAGATATGTCATTAATAAATTACGATAAAATGCGAGAAATACTGAGAAAATTAGGGTATAATAAGTATTTTGAACATATTCAATATATTAACTCAATGTTTGGTATTAAACCTCCGGTAATGAATGAGGAATTGCACGAAACATTATGTGTATTATTCATTGAAATCCAAAAACCATGGGCAGTTCATTGTCCCCCAAGTAGAACGAATTTTTTTAATTATACATACACGCTTCATCAATTGTGTGTATTACTGGACCAAATGCAATATTTACCGTATATTCCAATGATGAAAGACCGTGAAAAACAATTAGAACAAGATATGATATGGAGGAATGTCTGCACCGATTTAGACTGGCAATATTTTCCAACTGTATAATCATTATATTTGGTATATCAAATATAATGTAAATTTATTCACCGTTGATATCCTTCAAATAATAATACATAATGATATCATCAATTGTCTCCCACTCATCACTTGACAAATCATTTAATCCATCAAACTCATCCTCATCAACATTAGCACAATCATCTCCTACAAAAAGAGTAAATCCGTGTTCATTGACTTCTACAATTTCTTGGTCACTCAAACCAATTGTATTTACAGTCACTTGTATATTCTTATGAAATGCAATAAACTGACGTATATTTTCATACCATGTTTCTTTGTATGCAAGAGAATTGTATAATTGACATATTTTTGTATTAAAAATTTTACATAGTCTATTATGAACACATTCACATTGATAGGGTGTGATTGGTGTTCGCCATAATGTATGCTGTGTTATATGTTCCTCATCCACCGTAAATGGTTCATTTACGACGATATCACTCATTATTAATCTATATTATTAATATTAAACTATATTATTAATATTAATCTATATTCGTTATTTTCTATAAAACTTATGCAGCAAGACGGATACCACCAACAAGAGTACTACCAAGAGTCATACCAGCACCAGTTCTTGCACTTGAACCCATAGAAGGAATAAATACATCAAGAATGCTAAATGTAGCAGCGGCAGTTAAGGCAATAATAACAATCTCCTCAACACCCAATGCTTTCTTGGGGATTAACATGGCACAGATAGCCACAGCTAAACCCTCAATAAGATATTTGATAGCACGTTTCAAAAGTTCATTCATGTCAAACATTTCTGTCATTTTTTATGATATATTATATTACCATAAAATAATTCAAACTAAATGAATTAATATAAATATTATGTTATCCAGAAAACACTTAAATATATCTTTTGAATATATTTTATAATGTCAACATTTGAGAAGAAAACATTACCAACAGGTGAAAATAATCCTAAATATGTAGATTTATGCGATGAAGACCCCTCACTCGCTGGACAAAAATTTGCATGTCTATCATTTGTATCTCCCGAAAAAATACTAAAAAAGCGCGAAGTATATTTATTTGACCAATTTATTAAAAATTGGGAGTTTTCTAAATCAATGGAACGATATTTTGAATTTATTCATTTTATCGCATATAAACACAATATGAACGTAGAAACATTGATTGCCGATTTCAATGATTTTGTAAAGGAAGAAGGTGATAAATTAAAAAAGAGTGGCATTGATGATGATTATAAAAATTTCATGGATAAACAAGAGGATAAGTTAAATGAGAAATTTAACCGCGAGCATTCATTTCAAACCTCAACACGTGGATTAAAGGTTCGTGGAGTATTTGCGTCTCAAGAAGAGGCAGAACAAAAGTGTAAAAGATTACGAGATCAAGACCCTAACCATGATATTTTTGTTGGACCTGTTGGTGTATGGATTCCATGGGATCCAGATGCATATAAAACCGGTAGAGTTGAACACTTAGAAGAGCAATTAAATGCATTACATCAAGAAAAGATGAAGAATGAAGAAATGGCAAAGAAAGAATTTGAAGAACGCGTTCGTGAAACAAAGAAGAAAGCCATTATGGAGAATATTGAGAAGGCTAAACTCAGTGGAAATGTACTGACTCAATCCATGGATGATGATGGTAATCTAATTGGTGTGAAAGAAACCGTTAATTTTGAGGAACGCGATGTTGCTGATGCCGAGTCAACCCAATTACGAAATGAACTATTGATGGAGCAAACTAAACCAGAGGATTCTCTTGAAAATGTAGATTAAACCGTTGAAGAATTAAAATGGGATATTTTAATTTTGCAACGGCCAGATGCCAATGACAATTTGAAATGACGTCCTTTTGGGGCGTCCCATTTTAAATCTTCATTGGTATAAACCGTACGACCGTTAATGTAAGTGCGTATTACACCGACCGGAAAGAAAAATGAGACAAAACAAAGAAATCAGTCATTATATATTATTTTTTTATGAAAATTATATAAAAATAACATACTATACTATATATCAACGCATAATGGATAATGAAGATTTGATAAATAAATTAAAAATATACGAAGAAGAAAATACTAAATTAAAAGAACAATTAGATAAGTATAAAAACCTGCATAAACCATACTATGAAAAAAATAAAGAAATTGTGAATGAAAAAGCAAAGGAAAGATTAAAAAAAATTAGAAAAGAAGACCCTGATAAATTAAAAGAAATAAATAGAAAGGCATATTTGAAACGAAAAGACCGAAAGATACATTCAATCCTAACATATCAAATGGAAAATAATAGGAAAGGATGCATCAATCGTGATAAGAACGGATGTAGAAACATTCAAAAAGTATTCAATAGTTATATGCTAACAGGAGAAAGACCTGAAAAGTATAGAAGAGAATACAAATTCCAATAAAATATACTAACCACTACAACCATAAGTTGTAGTCGTCAAATAGTATAATGCCCTTCGGGGTGCATTTGCACCATTGGAAAGAATAATTGAGTGATTTTTTATTTTTTTAATAGAATTTTGTCTCATTTTTCTTTCCGGTCGGTGTAATATAGTAAAAAGGGTATAGTAAAAAGGGTATAGATAATCAAATATATATTATATAGTAAAACAATTATATAATATGACAACTTTCTGCGACATATTATACCGAAAATATTTATCAAGTACTATTAATGAACCGATAGGAATAAATAAAGAATATTTAAATACCCCAGTTCATTTTAGTAATTCCCTTATTCATTTTAAATCAGCACCAAATTTATTAATGCATATTCTGGGGTCATCATTCCTACACCGAATTCTGCATACAACCACCACATACAAACGAGAAAAATTTAATGATTTAAAAGATGTATTAAATAATCCATTTTTAACATATAACCAAAAAAATGAATTTATATCCATGTTTCAGGATATCCAACATATACACAATAATTTATGTAAGTTGGTACGAAAATATAAATGGAAAAAAAGTAAATATGCAAATCATCATGACCTAATTATGAATCCTATAAATGAAAACCAGTATTTTGTATGTACTCTATTACAACATGGTATAAAGTATTTGTTTACCAAAAGTGATTTAACCAAAATTATTGAAAATGCATTAATTAACTCACCCTATATTTATGCTGAACCATTACCTATAAAAAATCCATATAATAATAGCATTTTTGATAAATCGCATTTGTATACTATTTATTTTTTTATGAAACACGGTGGTTTTATATTACCCAGTATTTTCCATCAGTATTTTTTACATAATTTTCATTTAAAAGTTTTTAGAAATAATACGGAATGTATGATACGTGAAATGCATATCAAAACAATGACCACGAGTAATAATACTAAATTATGCAGGGATATTAACACTATGCTGAATTTGTATAATAACCAATGTAATGTAGCCACTATGCAAATTAATATTCATAAGACCTTTCCAGAAGATGTGCTAATTCGCGCAATGAAACCATATTTACATTTGTTTTATACATCAAACTATTCTCTATGTATATCATCTAAGACCAATGCACATATTGATTTAATTTACGAGTTAAACCGATTTAAAACCAAATCGCCCGGATTTGGACGTAAATATATTAGGTCTATCAATGTAAATAATCCGTTTTGTAAAAAACATAAGGTATGTGATTATATTACAGAATATCCACAATATATTAGTAATTGTTATTATAAAAATTATGAAACCAGTCATATTGAGATTATAGAAGATAATACAGATGCTGAAAAAGAACATATTATATCATTATATACTACTTTTCTTACGAATACTAACATTTTTGATGATGTTATTGATGAGGATGAGGATGATGAGGAGGATGATGAGGATGATGAGGATGATGAGATTGATGATACCTATGATGATTAGCATAGTTTTTAGTTATCAAATTGATATTTTACTACCAATTTGATTTTTTCACGTTAATACTTGGTCCAGTTTTCTTTTTAGATTTACTTGGGTCGTATGCTTCATCCTCGTCATCAGACCCCATATTCTTTGATATATCCCAAAATTCCTTTGAACCTAATCTAAAATTGGGATGATTTTCAGCTTTATACCAAGCAATTTGATCATTTAATTTGTTTGATTTTGCATTATTATTGATAACCAAACATTCAAAGTTTTCAGTACATTGGTCCATTACTGCACAAAATGATTCTAATGTTGGAAACATACTCGCATAATTTTCCCAAATACGTTTTCTATTTGATAAATAGGGTTCTCTTAATAAAAATACATAATCAATATTTGTACGTAAATTCGGTGGAATACCTAATGGATATTGCATTGTGATAATAAGCATAATTTTCCAATGACGTCCATTCATAAATAATAATCTCATCATTTTATCACGTGTCCATGATTGATCATATAAACAATCATCCAGAATCACAAATGCACGCGGGTCAATCGTCGTCCGTTTATACATTTCTATTTCTTTATTCACCTGTTTCAGTACCGTTTTTTGCCGCCGGAGTACATTTTCAATCAAAACCGTATTATATTCTTCATGTATAAACAACTTTGGTACATGTGCTGCATAAAATCCATTACCAGCTTCTGTTCCAGATATTACTGTTCCTATGGGTATATCTTGATGATAAAATAATAAATCTCTTACTAAAAACGACTTACCCGTGTCACGTCTTCCAATTAACACAACAACTGGTCCTTTGTTTTCATTCGGTTTAAATGTAATATCACGCATATTAAATTTTTTCAATTCAAGAGTCATTTATGATATGATTTCTAACTATAATTACTCTACATAAAAAGTATTTTTAGGACAAACTCAGTTACATTAGTTTAATCTTTATGAAAAATATATGGCAAACACTTATAAAGTATTTTACATTTATAATATGTCCACTCTATGTAAAACTCCTAAATTTGACATACATTACTCTAAGTACAAACCCATATCATTAACTAATTTAGAACAATCTTCCAATATTAAACTGGACACCGAGAATACGTATAATCCATATGATATACAACATATTCAAAGCTATAATCCTATATATAATAAGTGGTTCTCACTTGATGAAACTAATTACAATCGTATTGCATTAAATAATAAATTACAGATTGTTGATATGAATACTGTTTTAAATACTGATACTGATAGTTTAACAAAAACACCTGTATTTATTAAATATTCTCCATTGTTAGACCCTGCACGATATATGGTTGGTAAATATGAAAATATTCGTGATAAAATACATAATTTACCCACATTAACTAATGAAAATGTTTGTTCAAAACTATGTGACTCAAATAATATGGCCTATGTTGACTGTTTTTTTAGTTACTTATCAAGCAAATTATTACATCAACACTCTATTGTGCATTGTATTGACTTTTATGGGTCATTTCTGGGAATACAAGAAGAATTCAAAATTGATATTACAGACGATTACGAGTATTTACAATCGTCTTCCTTCTTTAATGCAAACAATAATAAATTATTTCATACTATTTCCATGAATATGGATAATTATCACAATTATGGTTCACATGCAAATAAACCTCGCATTTGTATTTCTAATACACCACATAATGTTTCTACTATTGATATTGAACAAATTGATATTGAACAAATTAATTCAATACCTGAAATTGACCAAAATAATAACCAGCTACTTGTTGAAACAATACAACAGTTAGACAATAGTCTAATTTATACTAAACCAAATATATCAAAACCATCATCTGCAAATAGCTCATGTTCTACGGCTGATAATGATAGTAATGATAGTAGTGATAGTAATGATAGTAGTGATAGTAATGATAGTAGTGAGGATGAGGATGAGGATGAGGATGAGGATGAGGATGAGGATGAGGATGAGGATGAGGATGATAATTATATTACTGATGATGATGACTCAAGTATTGAACCAGAACCATGTTTTGCATATATAAATAAATTTCCAGTTCAGGGTATAACATTACAGAAATGTGATGGAACTCTTGATAATTTATTTGAAACCCAATGTATGGATAAGGCGGAAGGAATATCTATATTAATGCAAATTATAATGACATTACTGTGCTATCAAAAAACATTACAATTTACACATAATGATTTACATACTAACAATATTATGTTTGTTAACACCGATGAGGAATTTATATATTATGTATACAACCGCAATACATATAAGGTTCCTACATTTGGGAAAATTTACAAAATCATTGATTTTGGTAGGGCAATATATAATTACAATGGACAACGATTTTGTAGTGATAGTTTTTCACCATCGGGTGATGCATCTACACAATATAATTGTGAACCATATATGGATAATGATAAACCGAGATTAGACCCCAATTATAGTTTTGATTTATGTAGACTGGGATGTTCCTTATATGATTTCGTTATTGATGATGATACCCCTATTAAAGAATACGATGAATTCCAACAAATTATTTATAACTGGTGTTTAGATGATAATAATAAAAATATTCTTTATAAAAAGAACGGAGAAGAACGATATCCTAACTTTAAATTATACAAAATGATTGCCAGGTCTGTTCATAATAAAACACCAGATGACCAATTGAGTACACCAATATTCAAACAATATATAGTTGAATCAGGTCAGCATACCTCAACTGATATGTGTATCAATATAGATTTATTACCAGAATATTACACAAAATATATGTAAGATAGAGAACCTGATTGTTTGTGTCAATAAAATATAATACTTTTTATTATATTTTCTACTAATCGATAATGAAATTACTCCATATATTTCGCTTTAAACAATTCAGGAGTCATTATTGGTATTTTTTCTTCAGTTGCCTTCTTCGTTTTATTTGATACATCGTCTAATGATTTTACAATCAATGTAAATGTTTGCTTACTTATAGTATTATCTAAAATTCCACCAACCGTTTTTAAATGCTCAATTATTTCTGCATCACGCACCTTTGTCATTACGATATGTTTTTTATATAATGGATTGGTTTCATCCATCGCAACTGTTTCCGCTGGTTGAAACTCATTTTGTAACGCTTGATTAGAATTATGTACTTTATCTAATAGATTGCATTCTTTCATAAAATCTAAAAATACTGGAATATTTGTAACAAAACTATTGGCATTTTCTTTACCAATTCCATCAATTGCTTGTAACATCATTATTTTTTCATCAATTGTTTCATCACTGGTTAATATATCAGGATAAGCATTCATAATCGGCTGTATCTTTCGTTTCCCTATACCTCGTCCAAATCTATTTGATGCAGCCATTATATCCAATAACGATGCATTACTAATCTGTGTCTTTATTCCATCGTAAATTTTATTTACCATTTTTGTTTTAAATCCGTCTACCCTCTGGAAATCTTCTTTTGACATTTGTAAAATATCAGGCACACTTGTATATCCTGCCTTCATGATTTTATTTACATTGCCTATTCCTATACCATCCACATCCAAACCCTTGAAAAAATCAGTAATATTTTTTGACTGAACAGTTTCGTTTACATCTACATTATCTATTACTATGTCTACCTTGGTATCTGTCCAATGGTATTTCTCGGTCGGCATTTTTGTGAATTCTGCGGGGGTTGTGATTGATTTTATATAAGGAATTACATCACCACTACGGATTATCTGTATTATTGCACCAATACCTATCCTATTATCTTGGATAAATTTACCATTAAATCCTGTTGCATATTCAATGGTAACTCCACCCAACTTAATTGGTTCAATACGAACACGCGGTTTTAAATAACCACTTTTACTTGGTGACCACACTACATCTACTACTTTCGCTTCTGCTATCTGGTCTGATATTATCATTTTAAACGCAAATGCATGGTCAGGGTTTCCATCTTTACGAGTATATATATGGTCATCTGTTACAATTACCCCGTCAATCTCATACTCATGATTTGTTCTCCAATCCATTAACAATTCCGATAACATCTCATTTGACAATTGGTCTACGGTTTTATGTTGTACTACTTTATGACCTAACTCTATTAATTTTTCCATTTGTGCGCTTGGTCGTAATTCTGGTTTAATTGTCTCATATGCTACAAAATGTACGTCTTTTGCCTTTTCATCTATCGTTTTACTATTTATTATTCCCGACACCAAATTACGTGGATTTGCAAATTTGGATTTATATTTTTCGTCAAAAACCATGCGTGGTATTATAAATTCACCACGAACTACTACATTAGGTTCGGTTGGTAATTGCAAAATCGGTAATAAATGACTTATATCCTGACCAATTGTACCATTGCCGCGTGTATATAATTTCGGTTCGTCACCCTCTGTGGTATATAATCCACTCACTCCATCTAATTTACATGATAATACATATTGTCCCTTGTATTTTTGAGTCCATGTAGTAAGTGCTTTCGTATCTGGTTTAATTTTATCCATGGATGCCATTTTATATGGTAATTCTACCTTGTTCTTTGTTACTTTTGCACCAATTTGGTCTAAATCTGTATTCGCTGGATATACGCGCCCAATATATTCAGTTATAATATCATACTCAGAATCTGTCATTATAGCAATCTTTGTATTGTAATATACATGACTTGCGGTTTCGCATAAGTCTATCAATTGTGTTTCGGTTAGTTCGTTTAATGTGTCTATACCATCTTGACGCAATTTATTTATAAATTCTGTCGCTTTTTTTATTTTGGATTCCATATTATCTTGTTGTGGATTTAATTTTATATCATTTTCTTTTATTTTGAGTTGCTTCTTTTTTTCTTTTGGATTTTTACGTGTCTTATTCTTTGGACTCGGTTTTACTTCTACTTTGGATATTGTAATATTTTCTGTGTTGTCCAAATGTAATATTGGTACTAATTCAGGTAACTCATCAGTTACAATATTTATTTTGGGTTCTTCTATATTATCGTCTTCTATAACCAATCGCGGTGCAACTTTTACAATTTTCACCATTTTTGTTGTTTTCTTTACGGTTGGTTGTTTCTTTTCTTTTATTTCTGGCGATTTTTTCTTGGTTTTACGAGCAGGCGAATCAGTCGTTACTTTATCATCCGGTGATTTTTTCTTGGTTTTTCGTTGTTTCTTTTCTGGTTTTGTTATAATTGGTTCTTCATGTGCTGGGCATATTGGTATTATACAATCTGTCTTTCGTAAGTTACATGTACACCAATTTCGTGACCCCCGTAACTTATCATCCGTCCAACTTGGAGAACATCCTGTTACACATTCTCCCTTAGGCACTGTATCGCATGATTTATAGCAACTTTGTCCATTCTTTTCTATATTTTCTATATCTTTGTCATATACAATAGGTAATGTCGTTTCAACAGCACGGCCATCAACCCGTTCAATCGGTTTCTTATATTTTAAATATATTGATTCAAATATTGATTCCTCTGTTTTAAAAATCTTGTCTATTTTTCCTCCCTTTTCCTTTCCTTTTTCTTTATAATAAAAACCATGTTCATTCAGTGACAATCCTAATTTTAACGCATAACTACGCATTGTTGTATTAAACGCCTTACTTCCAGTAAAATACAAGGTTGCAAATGGATATTCCTCTGGCGGTGTAAACATAAAATCAACACGTCTTGCATAAGGCAGTCCTGGCATTTTTGCAATAACCAAACACTTAGTGTCTCCTTGAGAAAGTATTTCAATTATTATCTCCTTACTTTTCAATCTACTAATTACCTTACTAAATACACTCGCATCACTTGATGTAATTATTACATCTATATCACCCGATGTTTTTGCACCACGCCGATAACTACCAACAATCTCATAAGTTGTTGTTGTTGTTGTTGTGTTATCAAGTGCATGTATTTCGGTTTCAATAATTTTATCAAATTTCTCAATCTCATTACGGGGAATTCTTTTTAAAATATCTTCATAGTACTTTAATCCTATGCGTTGTTTATCGTTCAATACACTATCTTGTTGACTGCGTAAATCCTGAATTGTTTTTATACCGGATTTTACCAAATCTTGGGCTTTTTTCGGTCCAATTCCATAAACATCAGTCAACCATATTTCGGGGTTCTCCATTTCACATTCAAATACTTGCAACGTACCTGTCTTATCGTACTCTGTCAACTTTGCAATTATCGTTGGACCAATATTGGGTTTTCCTTCTAATTGGTTTGGTGATGTAATATTCTGGCTTGCACTTAATATTGTGTCTTGAGCACGACTATATATTCGGCTTCGCATTACATCTCCTTTTTTATTCATTAATATTGACAAACGATTCAGTACATCAGCGTATATTTCATTTTTACGAGGCGTTTCGTCCAACATTGAACCGGTGGAAACAATTATATCACTTTCTGTTGGTGGATAAACCGGCTGTTGTACAATTTTTAATTTACGCTTTCTGGTTTTATTTACAGGTACTATCGGCTTAGTTTCCATTGGTAAATCTATATTTTTACGACCCTTTTTTATCATTTTATCTATACTTTGAATTTGTTTATCATCATCAGATGATTCCATTTTATAATATATGTATAGGAATTTTTAGATACATATGTTAGTTCATTCTATCCTTCACTAAAACCCAGGTGCATCAGTAAACACCTGGGTTGTATTTAAATTCACCGCTTTTCCATCAGTTACTACATTGAAAAAATCTGTCATAGTGCTATTTATTTGGAAAAATACAAACAATCCTAACAATGCCGACCCAAATACCATTACTGCATCGCGTATGACATATTTTAATGGTGTCCATTGTTTCGCTACATATTTCATCTCAATTACTTTCATTATACTAAACATAAATGTTATTATTGATGCAATTATCAGTAACTTTTCCATGTGCAAATATAAATAGTTTATAGAATATTATATATTTATTAAAACGCATATTCTGCCTAAATTGGAGGTAATTCCTCAATGCCATCTAATATTACATCATCAGTTGCCATGCCCCTTTCTGGTTCATCTAATATATCAAATCCACTTAAGTCTATCATGTCCGTATGAATTTGAATTCGTTCGTCGTCAGTATCGCTCTCTTCTTCTAATTTACGAGCAATTGCACGTGATGTACTAATATCTTCCAATCGTTCTAATGACTTTGGAGCGGATACTTCATCCACTCTATTTGATTCATTTAATACACTATCTATATCATTAAACTCCAATTTTGTTACAACCTCATTATCATCTATATTTTGAATTGTTGGTACTATCTCAGGAACGGTTTCTTCAGCAGAACTGTGTTTGTCTTGTTCATTCTTTGCATTATCTTCTTCATTCTTTGCATTATCTTCTTCATTATCTGGAACATCTTCTATAGTTACTTCCTCCTCCTGTTCTACACCTTCGTCCATATATGCACGAATAATTGCTTCCGTTGGCACACTTTCGCGAATCGTTGTTAATATACATTCTTGGACAATTGACTCCAACTCACGATTATTCTTTTGAACATGTAACGGTGAAATATTTCGTTCTAACAAGTATACATTCATATAAACCTTTCGTGCTACATGAATATAAACCTTATGAATAAATATGTCTAACTTTGGTATTGAAATATCTATTTTCTTTTGTTTATTACCTACTCTAATACATGTCAAAACCTTTAACTGAATAATATGAACACATGTAATTAAATCCTCTAAATAATCACACCCACTTCGCTCTACGATTCGTTTACGTTCCTCTTCTACAATTATATTATTCCATTTTGGAACTCTTGACAATAGGTTTTGAAAAGTCATTAAATATTTACTTGCTTCCTCATTATCTAAGCACATTTTCCAAGATTCGTTGAATATAGAACGAACACCTTCTATTATTACTGGCGTAAATATACTAACTAAACGACTACACCACTCATTTCTTGATTCGTGTAAATTTGATATGACAAAATCGTCCATATTATAGTTATATTTCTGTAATATTTTTTAAGTCCTTATTTGTACGTAAATACAAATAATCAAATAGTGTATATATTAACATTTTTTCAAAACGATATTCTTTTCGTATTGTATCAAAATATACACAGGTATTTGCTTTTAATTTACTATCTATAGTTGGGTTTTCCTTTATCCATTCAACTACATCTAATCCAGACAAGCCCTTTTCATAAATCTCTTCACATAATTTTATTAAACTTTTGTGCGATAAGTTTTGATTTATGTATGTTTTTATTTGCGTATCTAACCATTCACCATTGTTCTCCATATACTCAATAGTATAATTTGTATTTTTTGATAGTGTATGTAAGTTACATAATTTATTTCCAACTATGTACTCTGGAACATATATCTCACAAAATCTTGATAGTATTGGTTTTAATAATTTATGTTTGTTCTCTATTATTATAAAAAAACGTGTATTAAAACTAAATTGTTCTATGCACCTACGCAGTGCAGATTGGGCATCTATTGTTAAATTGTCTGCATTAATTAATACAATTGTTTTAAACAAGGAACCGTTATTCGAGTGTATATTCGCTTTTGCAAAAAATTTTAGTTCCTCTCGTATAAACTTGATTCCCTTACCGTGTGCACAATTTACTATCATTATATTTGATTTCATACGTGATTTATTAGTATCATATATAGTATTCAAAAAATTATTTACAATTGTACGTTTGCCACTGCCAGATACACCATGGAAAATGATATGCGGAATTTTATTGGTGACATGAAATTGGTTTAACTTATTATATATCGGTTCATGTATATTATTCATATTTCCAATGTCAATATCTGTATTTATTTTGATTGAGTTTTGCATCTTATAAAATAAAATCATATACTATTTATATGATTTTACCGCGGTTATAGTTTTGTAATTACTAACTGTTTTGTAAATGCATACCTACCTTGATGCATGGTTTTTCTACCAACATTACACTGTAAACAGGCTATCACCACGTTTTCTTTGTTGTGACCTATACTATTGTCTATTCTATCCAATGACCATTGGGTTGGTTCTCTCGCCTTTTCATAGAGAACCTGTACTGGTTTTTTACAATAATAACAAATATTCTCTGCATTTTCCAATGTTTTTAGTACATACGGTATATCTACGATTTGTTCTGGTTCATATAGAGACTTTTTTATATCTTGTGACCTATATCCCGCTATTTTTTGGGTTACATGTTTCAATATCACCTGACATGGATTTACATCTACATTGTCATTTTTTACTAATTTACGAATATATAACAACTGAGCATCTGGTTCCATATCTTCCTTTGTAATATTCCACATATCAGTTTGAGTTATTACCCGGTTTTTCGGTGGTTTCTTCATAATTATTGATTTGTTTTTTGGTGGGTTCTCCAACTTGTCATTTTGACTGGGGAATTTTATATTTATTATCTTAACATCCATCTAAGTGTCTGACTATATGTATTATCTATTTTATTTGTATATATTTACAAGTTTATTTTAACGAATGGAGAACCTATTCACCATTTGTAAAAACAGAGGTCAATTGTGTACAATTACCGCCATCAAATAAGACAGAATATTCTATTTTGTTTGGCTTCGTCCTTGTATCATTTTCATAAGTAAATTTCCATTGAAAATTCGCGTCTTTTGCACCACTTTCAATGCAATGGTATATATTGTTCTCAAATTGTGCATAAGCCCCGCGATTTATACTTGCATCTTGTGGAAAGATGTTTAATGGTTCATTCCCATATCCACCTAACCGATTTGCTAAAATATGTCCTGCGTCACAATCCTTGATTCCATCATCATCCAATATTCTTGAATATTTTTGTGTACATGATGTTGTATCTGTGCCATGGTCTAAATCTAATGGAGTTATCACCCCCTGTGCCGCTATTACTACAGGGTATTCACCGTGTGTCTTATATTCGTATGTTATCTTCGCCGTACCTCCGCCCATTTGTATTGTATTTTGTCCAGTCTCTGGACATGGTACTGTAGTACATACACATTGGGTTTCTGCATTAGACATTGTTATCATCACATTTAGTAAACCACATAAAAATAATAGCCACATTATATATATTCACGATATGTTTTTATGTCTAATGATGTTGATGATGCTGTTGACAAATGTTTCAATTATTGCAGGTTCTACTCCATCTACCATGTATGTTTTTGCGTATAGTTGGACTCCTGGATTCTGCAATGGACAAACATATCCAGGTTGTACAAACCCACTAAATTATTGGAAACAGAATTTTACTATTCATGGATTATGGCCTCAGTATGTTACATCTGGATATCCATCTACTTGTACTACCGAGCAGTTTGACCCAAATATACCCATTGATATTGGTTTAGATTATATGATTGAACGATGGCCAGATGTACAATATGACATCAATAGTAAATCATATGATTCATTCTGGGAGCACGAATGGACTAAGCACGGGACTTGTTCTGGATTATCACAGTACGATTATTTTACTACAGCATTATCTCTTACGAATGTATTAACAACACCTGAAATTATACACAATTCTATTGGGTCTAATGTTAGTACAGAGGCCCTAAGGTCATCTATTACAGCATTACCATCCGTTTCATTACAATGTCATAACCAGATGTTAGTTGGACTATACACATGTTGGCAACAAGATAACAATATTCCATCTAAATTAGTTGCATGTCCAGACGATGTAATACACGAGGATACGTGTACTGCATCCTATGTCTACATTCCTGCATTGAATTAACTTATTCATTTTTAAATAATTTTCACAAAGAAAGTAAAGATTATTCTATTAGTAATATATTACAATGGATGAAATTACTATTGGTTTTATTATATTTTTCGGCTTGATTATATTGACATGTTGCCTATGTACTGACGATTGCTGTTGTGAACTATGTATAAATGAGAATCATACTATGGATGAATTTGCTGATGAATTAGGGGTGGTATCTAAAGTTTCTTCACCTATACAGGACACCTCCAATAATGTATGCGTTGAAATATAATTTGTTTACCGTACATGCTTTGTAAATGACGTTGTATGCTGATGTTGATAATGATAATCTATCATGTTTGCGCGTTTAAACGCAATGATATTTAATATATCAGGGTTGTCTGCTCTATTATAATACATATGACATTCCTCTACTTTTTCGGGTGTGTATAATTTCAAAATATAATTTGCTTCGGGATAACATCGTAAAATCTGATTTAATTCGTCCATATGAGACTTGTCACATGTAATTTTGGTATTTTTTATTAACTGTTTCACCCAATCCATAGTAATATCTATTTTTACATGGTCTTTTAATTTGTCTTGTAAACAATATAACAATCTACGGATTTGATAATCCTTGTCGTCATCTGTGTATTCGTTATGTACCACTTCTATTCCCAAACTCAACATGTAATTATTCATAGTTTGTATGTCTTTCTTTGGTATCTGATCTATCAATATTGATTTTTTGTCACCATCAACTAAAATATATTTTTCATCAGTAATATATAACAATCCTTGCACAAATATATTTTTTACCTTTTCAAACAGTTTATCATGAGACATATTCGTGTCATCACCCAAACCTAAATTATATGTAAACGGATTTTTTGCACTATTGTTGAAAAAATCATCTAAGTTGATATTGTTCTCCGTTTCTTCGGGTTTACTCATTCTATAATAATACAAAATATTTTTATTTACTACATTTATCATAATAAAGTTCCCACATATCCCATATATCCCACACAAAACAGTTGATACATTATGTAAATCAATGAATTGATACGTCATACAATCCTGTAAATCAATTTACTAATTCTTTATACCCTCTTTTCAAATTATATAGTTGTCAGAAAAACACAGAAAAAAAAGTAGTTGCACTTTACAAAAAAAGGACATTTTCAGAATGTCCTTTTTTGGGATATACGAAACACTTTTTTATTTCAGAAAACACGAAAAACCACTTCAGAGCATAATGCAGCAAATCCCGATTTTTTATAAATAATTTGTGACTGAAAAATTTTAATTACTTTTTTGAAAAAGGATTTAGGCATTTTTTATGTTAGGATATTATAGAGGAAAATCCTAACATAATCCTAACATAGAAATGCCCAAAAATGCCCAAATATATACATGCGAAAAATGCAACTTTAAATGCAGTAAACTAAGCAACTATGACACACATATAATGACTGCAAAACATAAATTCCTAACAAATCCTAATGAAAATACGCCAAAATACGCCAAAGCATTTTCATGTTCATGTGGAAAAACATATAAACATTCATCAACCTTATCGGCTCATAAGAAGAAATGTACCTATATAGATAATATGAACGAGGATACAACATATGATGATGAACCAGAAGAAATAAAAAATACAATAAGTGAACAATTGACTGATGCAAGTATAGTGTTAAGATTATTAAAACAAAACGATGAGTTTAAAGAATTGATGGTAGAACAGCACAAGGAAAATGTTGCACTGCAACAGCAAAATATGAAATTACATAGCCAGATGTTAGATGTTGTTAAAGATGGAACCGTAATTAATAATAATATTACAAATAACACAACAAATAATCAGTTTAATCTCAATTTTTTCTTGAATGATACCTGCAAAGATGCAATGAACATAACCGATTTTCTTGGTAATTTGAATGTGAAAATAGATGAGATAGAATATATAGGGAATCATGGGTATGTGAATGGTATGACGAAGATGATCATGGCTCGATTAAAGGATATGGATATTACAAAGCGTCCAATTCATTGTACAGATATCAAACGGGAAACGATGTACATCAAAGACCAAAACGAATGGTGTAAAGACACAGATGAATTAACAAAGTTACGTAATATATTAACCCGTATAACAATGAATAATTACAGAACGGTCCCTCAATGGAAAATCGCCCATCCAAAGTGTGAAGAAATGGATACTCGTGATTATAATTTCTGTTACAAAATGATGCGAGTAATATTGGGTGACGTAGAAGAAGCCCAAATAAGATTGGATAACAAAATAATTAAGTCGTTATCAAAGGAATTGTATGTAGAGAAAAAAAGATAGTGGGTTCTTTATACCCTCTTTTCAAATTATATAGTTGTCAGAAAAAACACAGAATAAAAACTATTCTTACTTTCCTACTTTTGGACATACATTTCTTTGTCCATTTTTCAAAAGTGCAACTACTTTTATTTTCAGAAAAACACAAAAAACCACTTTACAGCATAATGCAGCGAATCCCGAATTTCCATGATTTTATTTGTTACTGAAACTTTTTTATCCTTTTTTGGAAAAATGATTTAGGAACTTTATCTGTTATCATTGTATAGATAATAATGATAATTTCAAAAAGTTCCAAAACGTTCCAGACATTTTCATGTGAAAACTGCAACTATACCACGAGTAGATTAAGTCAATATAATAGACATTTATTGACTGCAAAACATCAAATGGTAACAAATGGTAATGATTTGGTTCCAAAAAGTTCCAAAACATTTGAGTGTGATTGTGGTAAGGAATACAACTTTGCATCTGGGTTATCGCGACATAAGAAAAAATGTACATATACCACAGAAGAACCGATTGAAAATACTTTTGTCCCAGAAGACGAGCCACGGGAAAACAAATTAATGATGACTATTATAAAACAAATGGCAGAAATTACAAAACAAAATGGAGAACTTACAAAACAAATGGCAGAAAGAGATAAACAAATAGCAGAAATCATTCCAAGAATCGGGGATACGACCAACAATACCAACACTAATTGTAATAACACGTTCAATGTGCAGTTGTACCTCAACAATGAATGTAAGAATGCAATGAGTATTCAAGACTTTATCAAATCTATAGAGTTGAACATGAGTCATTTGAAAGCAGTAACAGAGAAAGGATATGTGGATAGTGTCAGTAATATTCTGATAAAAGCACTGGGTGCGTTGGAAATCACAAACCGACCATTGCATTGCACGGATTTGAAACGTGATATAATATACATAAAAGACAATACTGAGTGGAATAAAAGCAGTGCAAAAGATGATAAATTGATGAGTGGTGTGATAACAGATATAGAAAACAAACATTATGGGTTGGTAAAGCAATATGCTCGGGAAACTCCTCAAGCATCAGTAATGGACACGCCAGAAAACATGTATCAAAACAAGGCATTACAAAACGCGCTCGGTAATAGT